TTATTTTGAATATTTATTTCTGTATCTCCATTTTCTATCTCCCTTTCATTCAAGTCTACATCAACTTCATTGTTAGTATCGTTACTTTCATTACTTTCATTATTATTGAGTATTGCATTATCTTGCTCTTCTGTATTTTGTTTTCCTATGACATCATCACCACTTACTTCATTCAATTTATCAGCGTTTTCCCTTAAATTATCAGACTCTTCTTGTACTTTATCTCTCTCTTTATTTAAAGTTTCATTATTTGTTTTTAATTCTTCCCCACCTTCTTGAGCTTTTTTTATCTCTGCATCTGTATCTGATATTTGTTGATCATACCCATCTTCTTGAGGATTGAATCCTCTAAGAAAATCAACAACTTTTCCAATCGCACCACCAACTGTTTGTATAAATGGTTTGACTGTATCAATTATTTTTTTAATTGCATCAATAATTCCGGGTAATGCCTTTACGACAATCGCACCAAACATTAGTGTGGCAAACTCCATTATCTTATTGAAAATACCACCTGCTGATTTTACAGGTGATTTTTTCGTATTCATCTTTGGTTTTTTAGATTCTAATTTTTTTTCTTCTGCTTTTCTTTTTCTATTTTCTTTCGCTTTATTAATAAACTCCTGTGTTTTTTTCCTTTGGCTGTTTATTTTTTTTCCTCCTTTTTTCAATTCACTTTGTACTTTTTTTGCACCAGTCTTAAATTTTTTTGTCCCTGACTTAACAGCCTTTTTTCCTGCCTTCATAGTGCCCTTGGCAGCTGCTTTCATACCTTTTGCAGCACCTTTTGCAGCACCTTTTGCAGCAACAGCAGCACCTTTTGCAGCGACTTTTGCTCCGACTGCTATTGCCTTTGCTCCGACTGATAGAATTGCTGGTAGTGGCATTAGGTTATCTTCAGAAGTTCAGGTGTTAACGTCATATAAGGATTCATACTATTAAAAGCATTCACTGGTATAACATCTGTTGCTTGGACAGATGGTGTTCTAACCTCTGGTGGTGGACTAGTAATCGGTGGTAGGTTTTCAGTTATGACAGTCACATCATTTGCTCCTTCTGACAATGTTCTTAAGGTTTCCTGTGTTTTTTCTGATCTTACCACAGATGATGAAGTATCAAATTTTACCAGTTCAGGCCCTCCCTCACCAACAAGAGCCATTTGATTCGCACCTAAAGATCCTCCAATTTTCCTTTGAATTAGAGACTCACTCTTCATCTTATTAGCAAACTCTTCTGCTGTTTTTTTATCAGATTCATTTTGTAATCTAATTGTTTCTGCCTTAAAAGTATCCAACGCTATACGTTTATCCTTACCTCTAGGCATTGCAATTATCGCTTTATATTCTTCACTTTCTTTTCTTTCATTTTCTATCGCTTTTTTTCTCTCCTGTGATGTTTTATTTCTTTCTTTAGTTACTGCCTTTATTCTTTCATCTTCCATTTCAAATTTATCAACTGCTGCTCTCTCTTCATCATTCAACTCCTCGTATTTTAAAAATACTTTTTTACCATCTCTCATCACATCAAATCCTGCTTTTCCAAATTTATTTCTAGTTCTTTTAATTCCAGCAGCATCTAATTCTTTTCTATTTGCTTGTCTTGCCTCTGCTGCTGCATCACCACCTCTTAACCAATTAAATAATTTTGCTGCACCAAATACTGCTGCTACTATTAGACCTATTCCTAATGCTATTTTTGCAATAACAACTGCAACACCAGCAAATGCTGCCACTATTGATCCAACCGTTGCAACGACTGCTACTATTGGGCCAGCAATGGCGAGTAAAGCAATCGCACCAAGTCCACCAACTACCCACTTCCAGTGTTTTTGTATAAATCCAAAAACTTTCATTATCTTCTCATAATTTGCAGGATCACCTAAAAATTTAAAAGCTGCATTACCAACAATTCCTAAACCTATAGCACCAACTGCACTTAGTAATTTTTGGAATATATTACCAATTGGTTGGATAAAATTATTTGTCTTTGTTTGAACTTTATCACTAGCTTCTTTTCCTGCTTCCTCTAAGGAAGTTTCCTCATCTGCTTGTTTTTCTTTTTCTGCTGCTTTTCTTGCTTCCTCTTTTTTCTTTTTAGAATCTTTTAAACGATCTGCTAGATCTTTCTTAACTGCCTCAGATAATTCAGTAACAGTTTTCTTTAGATTTGTTATATCCTCGTCCTTCTTTTTATGATTTTCCCTATGAAGTTGATTAACACTAATTAATTTTGTTATCTTGATCTTATTAGTTTGTATCTCTTCATCTTTCTTTTTATGTAACTTCTTATGATTTTCTTTACTAAGTTTTTCAACGTTAATTAACTTTGAAATTTTAATTGAATTAGTTTGTAATTTCTCCTCTATTACCTTTGACTTATTAATCTTAGGATTTTTTACAACATTAGTCTTAACAGTTTTTTTATTTCCCTTCGCAAAAACATCCCCTATTTTTGTTTTTGTGATTTTCGGTTTTCTTCTTTTTGCAGCTCTGAGCACACCACCACTTTCCATAGCCTCCTTGAGACTTTGAATATGTGTCTCATCAAGAGACTTCTTTGAATTAGGATTTGGTAATTTAGCCACTTTGTTGTGCTTTTAAGTTTTCTTCTTCAATATATTGTTTCAATAGAGTTACATAAACATCCCTTTCCCAAGGCATCATATTTTCAATTTCAGTTAATGAATATTTATGATGTTGTATGAGAGCAAAATTAACCTTATAGTATGACTCAAGGTTCTGGTGAGCCATACCTAATTGAAAAAACTTGCTAATCCCTCAAGTACAACTTCACTTTCCACTCCTGTATTTGGATTCTTGATCTTCATTTTATGAGATAATTTAGGCATTGTTGTAAAGAAATTTTCAATCTCTTTAAATTGCTTAGTATCTAATTGTTCAATAAACTGAACAAGTTCATCTTGAGTGCATTCATTAGCATCCCAACTCTCCTCTTTATCATACACCATATCAATACATGATGCTAAAACATTAAGTGATTCTGCTACATTGACAATATCACCTTCTTCAAAATCAAAATTATTTTCAATAAATTGATCTAATGAAGGATATTTCATTCTCATTGAGTATTGATCATCAAGTCTTATTGTTGAATCATGATTTTTTGATCTTTTCACTTTTATATCATCAATATTAATCGCCATCTCAACAGAGGTCTTACCATCATCTGGACATGTTATATTCACCTCCACTGTTTCACCAACTGATTTTGATCTAACATGTAAGAACAAATATTCAATATCAAATGTTGGTAATTTTTTAACATCAATATTTTTCGTAAGAAGACACTCAGAGAGTATCTCTACAATAGCGTCAGAGATTTGTTTCTGATCTCCGGATTCCATAGCAAGTACTAATATCTTCTCCTCACGAACAAGAAAGGGGCGATATTTTACTTTTTTTCTATTTGATGGCAGTGTCAACTCATATGTTGGCGTATTAATCTTAGGTAATGGCATAATATGTTATCAAGTAATTGTATTTATAGGGTATTATAAACCTTTTGTTACAATTTGTCTACTGAGAATTAGAATTGTATGGAGAAGGACTAGATCCCTGATTGAATAGGTTATCAAAAATGGTTGATAGAATGCTAGGTTGAGTCTTTTTACGGTTCACAATATAACGATCATAATTAAAACTCACCGATACTTTGAGTAAATCTGCACCACCATATGTTACCGGAATCGGAGATATGGCCTTAGGGAATGCATTAATGAATTGATAACTGAGAGGGTTATCTAAATTTTTCTCAAACTTACTGATATACATCGAAGATACTTTATAAGTATCTGGATATCTCAATCTCCTATAAAATGGTTTTTGTAAATCTCCAACTTCATTTTCAGCACCACTGGTGATATAATCCATCCAACCTTCAAATATACGTAATAACGTATAATTATTATCAATATAAAATGAAAAATCAATATCCGTATATAATCTTGAGTGTGCAAATTCTTGTGGCACTCCCATAAAATTATCCTTTACTTCAGCAGTCGCTAACGCACTTGTTGGTAAAGATGCATCAAAACAAAGTATACCAGCTGATCTTGATATAAAATCATCCGCATTAACGATACCTAAATTATTTCTTAAATAATTTACAATATTTGTATTGAACCCTGCAAAGTGAACTTGGTATTGATTATTCAGTGATAAATTACCAAATTTTTCTTTGGCATCATTCATTGTAATCTTACGTACTAATGACACACTAAATACCTTTATGACTATTTTATGTATTTATGTCATATAAAGGGAGGTATCAACCCTCATATCCTCAAAAATATAAAGGTGATTATACAAAAGTGATTTATCGATCCCTATGGGAGAGAAAATTCATGGTGTTTTGCGATTTAAATGAAAATATACTTGAGTGGGGAAGTGAAGAGATAGCGATACCATATCTATCACCGGTTGACGGGAAAGTTCATAGATATTTTCCAGACTTCTATGTCAAACTTAAAGAAGCAACGGGTAAGATAAAAAAATATATTATTGAAGTGAAACCTAAAAAACAACTAAAACCACCAAAGAAACCAAAAAGGCAAACTGCTGGATATTTACGAGAAGCATATGAATATGCTCGTAATCAGGCTAAATGGAAGGCAGCAAATAACTTTTGTAAGGACAGGTTAATTGAATTTAAAGTCATGACAGAGGACGAACTAGGAATCAGATGAGTCGAATCGCTCCAGCATTAGATGATTTGATAGGGATTGAAGATCCCGATGATTTGATGGTTGAAATTATGGATCTCCTTTCTGAAGGTGGGACACCTGAAGTGGGAAACTTCTATTTGTTTGTATATAATCCTAAAACCTCTGGCATTAGATATGATCAAAATCCTTTGGTTGCGGTAACTGGTGTGTTCTCTTGGGGATTTGTTGGAGTCAACTTTCATTGGGGTGAGTCTAGAAAATACACCTTTAGTGAGGTTGTTGGAGGCATTTATAAAGTAACTGCTGAAGAGATAAAAGATCTACAAGCATTACCCTTTGGAAAATTTCGTCTAAATAGTTAAAAAAGATATGGCAGTAATTAGATCTAACAAAAGAGGAGGGTTGATGCGATATCCGTTAGAAGCATTAACGGAGTCCACTGACTACTTACAATTTGATATAGTTGAGTATCAAAGTGTTGGATCAAGGGGATCTGGTAATCTAGCAGGTAGACCCGGATCAAGAAGAATCAAAGGGCCACAGGGAACAAAAGATAAACAGAAATCAACTTTAGGAACTATTCAACTTCAAATGCCATCACAAATTCAAGATGGTAACTCAGTTGACTACGGTGAAAGCACCATGAATACACTTATTGGTGCTGCTGCTGGTGGTATCATGAAATCTATTGATAAACTTGGATCAGCGACAGCCGATTCATTAAAGGGAGACACAAATAAAGCTGAAGAATCTATAAAAGGATTAGGTACAGATTTAAAAAGCATATTTTCACCCGAAGGAGATTTTAAAGGACTAGCGAACGCAGGTTCAACATTTGTAACTGCAAAAGCAACTTCAGCAGCATTAGGTCTTCTTGGAGGTAATGTATCAACTAATCAATTACTCGCAAGACAGTCAGGGCAAATATTCAACCCAAATATGGAATTACTTTTTAATGGGCCAAGTCTTAGAAGTTTTAGATTCTCATTTAAAATGACTCCTCGTAGTGCACAAGAGGCACAGGCAGCAAAAGATATTATAAGATCATTTAAATTGAATATGGCACCAAAGACAAAGGGTGGGGGAGATATAGGTGGTGTTGGTATTTTCTTAAAAACACCTAATGTATTTGAACTAAGATATCGAAAAGGTAATCAAGATCATCCATTTCTACATAAATTTAAACAATGTTTTTTGACTGAGTGTTCAGTGAACTATACAGGTGAAGGTGTTTATGCAACATATGATGATGCGACTCCAATCTCTATGCAATTGGATCTTTCATTTAAAGAACTTGAACCAATTTACGATGTTGATTACGATCAAACAGATGGCACAGTAGGATTCTAAAATGAGTTACTTTAGAGAATTACCAAATATCAAATACCCCTCTTTTTTGACTGATAAAAATTCATCTCTTGATTTTATTGAGGTTAAAAATTTCTTTCGTAGAACAAAATTAAGAGAGGATTTGCAAAATGTATTTACAATATTTGATAAGTATGAAATACCTCAAGGTGCAAGACCAGATAATGTTGCAGAAGAATTATATGGTTC